GCGTGCTTGAACACTTCTTAAATATGGAACAACTAAGTTAACAAAATTTGCTCTTGTTGTTTCATCATTTTGGTCAAACAATACATTGTCTGCGGCTTCACCAATTGTCGTTTGCAAGTCGATGAACAATCTACGAACATTGATTCTGTTTGTAGATGTGTTTCTAGTCACGAATGTTTTGTCACCAAACAATACTGTACCACGACCAACTTGTGTAATTACTGGATTTACAGCAACTTTGTACAATGTATCACGTTCTGCTTGTGTTGGATTGAAAGCTAAACGAACTAAGTTTTGGATACGTCCATTGCTGAATCCAGCTGGAGACAACCATGACTCTTGATTTGCATCGTTACGTGCCATGCAACCAGCAACGTCAGCGTTCAATGGAACATAAACATATGTGTCATTGTATTTGTCGTACTGATATTTCCATCCGCTGTCTGCAACTGCGTATGTAGAACGTGTAACTGTGCCAGCCCATGTAGAGATTCCGGTTGCTTCTGCTCCAACATTGTTAACAACGTTTGTTCTCAATGGAGAAATACAAACAACAACGTCTTTTCTAACTTCAGCAATATCGCCAATGATTCTGTTTACAACTGTTGCATTGCCTTGACCAGCAAAGATGATTGTTGCAGGAACTTCAGACTTGTTTGAATACTTCAAATAACCAGTAGAACGGTCACCATCAGTTAAAGTTGTACCATCAGAACCACCATTGAAGTCATAGTTCTTAGGAACTGTTACTGAAGTGTATGTTGTTGGTGCTCCATTTGCTACTGTAAGGTTGTTGCCCCAATTTGTACCAGCATTGTCGTGATCTGTCCAACGAACCCATGCTGAACGATCATTGATAAGGTCTTTGTAGAAATTGCTACCACCATTTTCAGCTTTTGCATTGCCTGCTTTAGATACAAATGCGTATTTTTCTAAAACTGTGTTTGCTGTGCCAGTGATTGTACCAAGTTTGTCAACAACAACAATGTGCATTTCATCACCAGATGCGCCAAGAGATGCGGCTTGTAATGATGTGCCTGGAGCGCCATCGAATTCATCAAAGAATTCCCAACGGCGAGTTGCTGTTACACCAGATGCACCAGGTAAGTGTGCAGATGCAATTGTAAGAGATGTGTTACTTGCAATTGCAGTAACTCTACTAGAACGACCATCTAAAACGATAGAGTCGCCAACTCTCATTTCTGTATTTGCAGCCGTACCAGAACCAGTAACTGTTGTTGAACCTGCTGTTACGCTATATGTTCCAGTTAATGTGTTAGCATATGCAGTTGAAGATGGGCAAGTAGAAATTTTAAGTGAGTTACCCAAAGCACCAGCATACTTTGCAATAAAAGGACCGATGTTAAATGATGCTGTTTCGACATATGCATCATCATTTTTAATCAATTGACCTGTACCTGTACCACCAGAACCAGTTGCGGTTTCTGTTGTAGCGTTCAATGCTGTATTTGCAACACGAACAACTAAGAGTGGTGAAGAGTAACCTAAAAAGTTTGCGGCCGACAAGAAATCAACAATGTTAGTTGAAGTTGGCTTACCGAATTCAGACACTAATTGGTTTTCGTTTGCAACTTGAGTCGCAACTTCGATAGGACCCCAAGTAAATTGTCCCGAAAATGCACCAATTGTAGATGAAGTTGCTTGATTAGACGTTACCAAATCTTGTTCGGTGATCTTAACGCCTGGTGAAATTAGACTTATAGCCATTGAATTCTCCTTGTTATAATGATGTGGGTTTGTTTAATTTATTTATAAAAAATCAGTTTTGTGAGTTTCCCAAACCTGTCCCGAATTGTCTTTAAAAAATAACTCTTCGTCACCATTATTTATAAAACCAAAAGGTGTGACTTCTTCTTCAATCATCTTGATTCTTGCTTCATACAATTCTTTTCGTATATTGATGTTTGTCAATTCTTTGAAATATGAGTTTGTTGTCAACCATGAAAATAACACTAAAGGCATGACCAAGTCATCGTGATATCCTTCGTCAGCAGAGTAGCTGTTTCTCTTTTCAATGAACGTTGAAATTTCAGATATAGTGTCTGCATCGTTAATAAGAAGTTTTTTCTCTTCAACCAATGACTTAAAGTTAGAACATCCAATTCGTTTAACTTTCTTATCTGTGATGACACCAAGCTGTGTTTTATTTCCACCAAAACCACCATTGACAACTTGACCTTGTGGTGTTCTGCTAACAAAAATCATATTCTCATATTCATACTCTGCGTACAAAATCTCTGCAACTTGTTCTGAAGAATTGATTTCAATTAAAACATATGCTTCATTATATTCTTTGCCAATTCTGTACAGTACTGACGGATATAGAAGTGGGCTAATTTGATTGTTTCTGTATTTGCCTACCATTTTGTAAGGCATCTGATTTATGTCAATAATTACAAATGCTGAGTAGTCACCACCTACACCTTTAGCGGTGTCTGCAACAATACAATATGCGTGATCCTTCTCTACTTTTTCGTAAATGTCAAGCCCATCTTTCTGATAGATGATAGGGTTAGCAGACATTTGTGCGATAGCGTCAGAAGCAATGAGCGTGAGACTAGAACCTAAGAAGTTGCAAAGAACCTCTTGATTGAACTTCAATTCACCAAGAAGTCTTCGCTGTTCGGATGCCCACTTCTCATCACGTCCGGGAATCTCCCAATACGGAATGAATAGATTAACGAATCCGTTTCTATCATTGTCCGCATCATTCCAGAATTTCCAGAAGTGGTTGTATCCTAGTGGAGTAGAACTTAGCAGAATCTTTGTCGTTTCACCAGCAGAAATCGTAGGATAAACTGATGTGAAGAATTGTTCTGCTACATTGTTTGGTATGATAGCCGCTTCGTCAACATACAGCAAGTTAACTGACTTACCACGAATACCTGATGTGCTTGTTGCGGCTGTGAATACAATTGAACCATTCTCTAAAGCAATGTCACCTTTGTTCCATGTCGTAACGCCTTGTTGTAACCATGTAGGAAGATTCTCATACATGATTTGATAACGATACAAAACTTCTCTAGCAGCCGTGGCTTTGTTGGCTAAAATTGATACAGTCTTGCTTCCTTGAAACAATGTGTACCAAAGAATGTAAGCCGCTGAAGTTGTTGTTTTACCTTGCTGTCGCCCTTCCATGAGAATAACTTTACGATTCTCATGGATAATCTTTACTTTTTTCTTTTGGCAATCGTATAATTTAAATGGCTGAAGCCCGTGATCTAGCGTGACAATCTTACAATAACTTTCAATGAAGTATATTGGATCGTCAGCACATCTTAAATATTCTTCAATTTCTTCTTTAGTGAAATTGAGTGGTACGCCAGATGCTTTTAGATTAGAATTTCCTAAGTAGGATTTTGCTGTCATCTCTTGCCAATTAGTTTCTGTAACTCTGCTGTGCTACCAACAAATAACGCATTCGTTATATGCTGTGCTGGTTGTTGGGTTGTATCATCTTTTTTAGATTTCAAGTCTTTTACTTTTTTACCTAAGTCTAACAAATCTTTATTTGTATCTGAAAGAGTTTTAATTAACTGACCAACAACTTCATATGCTCTTGGTGATTCACCTTCTTTAGCTAAGAAGATAATGTTTTCCATAGCAACTTTGCCTTGCTCAATGAATAGTTTCAGATTCTCTCTTGCATATTCATAGTCAGCGTCAATTGATTCATCATTTGGTGCACCAGTGGTGTCTTTTGGTTGTTCTATTGCTATAGGTAGTGCTTGTTCAACAATCTTACCCTGCACATCAAATATGTCATTCAATTTATCATCAACTGTTTTCTTCATTATGATGTATGTCCATTTTCTGTTGTTATAGTTTCACTCACTCCAAACTCAGAGTTTCCACTAAATGTTTGAGTGGATATGATTGCTTTGTTGATAGCAGAACCATCATTAATAAGATTAACGTCATCTCTGATGATATACTTGAACTTCTTGATTGGTCCGAATAGATATCCTTTGACTGTAAAATCTAATTGATACGTTTGAATTCTGCGAGACTCCAAATCACCTTCGTATGTGTCTGATGAAGTTACAGAAATTAATTCAATCGGTATGTCCATGTTAACAGACATTTCTGGAATCATTTTCATCGTCACAGTAAAGTCTGGTGTAAAGAATGGCACAATCTGTTCTACAATTTGTGTGCCATCTTCGGTGTTTCTAAAAAGTGCATGTAAAGAAAAATTAAAGTCGTATGGCACAGGTGTGTACATATAATTGAAGTCTAGTCCTCCAGTATTTACACCCCTAGATATTTTATGTGCGCTGTTTAATTTGCGTTGAGGCGCATATGTCATGCTGGTAAACTCAAATCCAAGTCTCGGTAAAGTAGTAGAAACAGTGCGAGTCAAGTCAGGATCGCTAGTCACTCTTTGAATAAACTTTTGTTTTGGTCCATACTCAATTGGAACGTTGACAGTTTGAAGTTTAGTTCCCGCAGAATCGTATCTGTCAACTTGAATTTCGTTGAACAAATTACCAAACATGATTACGTAACGTCTTAGCGTTCCGTGATAGAAGTCGTGTCCGAACATCATATTAGAAAGTCCTTGTCAATGAGAATGGGTTTTGTTCTGAGAAATCTAGAATGTCATCGTCAATAATTTTCTGACCAATCTCTTCATTGTCTGCTGAAATCTCGGCTGCGACAACAACGTCAGCTTCGTTGATAATGAATGTGTCATCTTCATGCAAGAATAAGAAGGTGTCTTCGTCAAGTAATTTTTCATTATTAGTATTTGACAAACTGTATTGATCTTCAATTTCATCAATTTCGGTAACGTCAGTATCAATACGTTCGCTAGAGTATTCAAGTCTGTCACAACGTATTTCGTATGTGTAAAGTTTACCCAATTGAAAGAAGTTTTCAATGTTTTGAGTAAATTTAATTTCATATATGCCCTTAAGCATAGGAATAGAAATCAAATCACCTTCTCTTGGTCTCACAATGGCATCATAGTCATACTCTGAAACATCATTTCTGTTACTCAACAATTCATCTCCATCTTCAGTCAACATGTTATATGAGTATTCTGTAATTAACGATGTTTTTAGCGATTGTGTGAATCGTTTTTGTGAAACAACAAATGTGATTGATTCGTCAATTTGCAGACCAAACTTCGAAAGGAAATCTTCTTGTCCCATAAAGCCGTCAAAACTTTTGATGTAAAATTCCATTTCAAGTGCGTCATCAAAAAGCATAGACGCATCTTCGCCATAAATCTTATCTAGATTTACGTGCGTTCTTGGTAAGTAATAACCATCTACACCATAAATCTTGATAGATTCTATGATTAAATCTTCAACAAGATTTTGTTCCTGTTTGACAGGAGTGTACTGATTAAAATAACGATTGCGTGCCATGTGATTAGCCTAGCATGTCAGTAACTGGTAAAGAATATGTGCTAATGACTTCTGCTTCTAATGCTTGAATTTCGTCTGTAGCTTCATCCCAGATTTTCTGTCCGTTGAATGTGATACCACCTGGCATAGAAAGTCCTTCAAACTTTTTAAGGTTTTCACCCCATTGTTTTTTGATTTGTGCAGTACAATACTTTTGCAAGAATCTATCATTGTACACATCGGTGAATGTGTCAGCATCAATCTTTTGATATGCTTCAATGATAATGAATTCACCGACCGTTACTTTTGTGTCCCAAGACATGTCAATGTAAACTCTGTTGATGTGGCGATTGAATCTGAGAGATTGTTTACCGACAAACAATTCTTCTGCCATTGCAACGTTTTGAAATGCCATGTAGTATGGTGCAAACGGACCAGTATTGAATGAATACAAATCATTCAAAGAAATCTGATATCTCAAATTGAAAAGATTGTTTGTAGAATAGCTGTCGCCAATGTCAAAAATATTCATCACACCAATAACAGCATCTGGTACTGTGATGTACTTGTTTGTTTTATCTTCTTGCGTAACTGCGTGTGCTAGATAGACTTTTTCTGTTGCGTCATAGTGATAGTCGTAGTAATATTGAAATGCAATCTCTATGCAATCTTCAACTTGTTCGTCTGCTACGTTTATCTCTAAGAGAGGCGCACCTAGTCTTCTAAGGCAGAATTGTTTGAATTCTTCTCTTGATGCTGGTTTGCTTGTACTCATTTATTATGCCCCTTAATGAATTTCATCTTCTATTT